TCTCCATAATAGTTAGTTGCACGGGAACATTCTTAAAAGTTGCCCAAGCAAATGATTCATCTTCTTCCTCATCATCATCAGCTTCACTGCAATCGCAAGATCTGACATTGAAAACATAGGATGTAGAAACTGAAGAGCTATCGGAGCAATTGTCATCTTCTTCTTCGTCTCTGACAACTCCAGTTAGACTCGCCATTTCTACATTTCCAACATCCATTGCCGAAACTTCTGCTATATCTCCCAATAATGCTTCTTCTCCAAGCTGAATTGATAATCTAGCAGTGCGAGTGTGTTTGAATTCCGTAGAATCCTGAACATTTTCGGATAGCTTAATTTCAAATGTTTTTCCAATATTCTGAGAGAACCAAGGACGATCAGATAACTCTAAATAATCATCTGAAATATCAATCGTATGCTTTAGAGATAATCCAGTGAAGACTCCATATACCTTTGGAAAATGATTACATCCTGTTTGAGACAATACCGCTGATATAATTGCTCCCACATAACTCGCATTATTTGGATTCTGTATTTTTTCAGAAACAACATTAGCTTTCTCCGATGAAGTTGGAAGCCCAATCGCATCACCATACTCTCCTCGCATCCATTTGTATGGATTTAAAACCATTGTTACTTTTGAGTGAACTTCTCGAGTTTCTCCCAAAGTTGTTTTAATATGGGATGAATCTACAATTTTTGTAATCTCCTCGTTAAATCGAATTCCAAACTCTGTAATTCTTTCAAGCTCGGAAGTTTTGAATAGTTTTTGAATAGGAGGAAAAAATGGTCGAAGATGTTCGATATTCCAGTGCTCTCCGCAATTTGAATTAACATTTGTTAAATCATATCTATGGACAGATAGGGGGATCTGCAAACTTCTAAGTTCCCCATGGTTCGTCTGTTTGCGTTTAACCATATTATAGAGAATGGGTTAAACCAGAATCAAAAACTTCACGCATTAAGTTAATATGAACTTCAATATCAAAAAGTTTAGCATGGATGTGATACGAGACCGATGCAGTCTAGACTCTAAAAAAGCTCCAATGATTGTTTTAATAGGAAAGCGAGATACTGGTAAATCTTACTTAGTGAGAGATATATTGGCAAACACTCGAGATTGCTTTCCAGTTGGAACAGTAATTTCGGGGTCGGAGGTTACAAATCCATTCTTTTCAGAAATGGTTCCATCGAAGTTAATTCACGATAAATACAGGCCCGAGATAGTGATGGGTGCCATAAAGCGTCAGATGATGGCAAAGCAAACTAGAAATGCAGAGAAGAAGGGTGGTAGTCATTCAAATGTGGATCCAAGGGCATTTCTAATTCTGGATGATTGCTTATACGATAAAACATGGATGAATGAAGAGTCTACAAGATACATTTTTATGAATGGTCGTCACATTGACATGGTAACTCTTATTACTATGCAATACCCGCTTGGCGTTGGACCAAACTTGAGAACTAATATTGACTTTGTGTTTATTCTTCGCGAGACTGTTCTAAACAATCGCAAGCGTATTTACGATAATTATGCAGGTATGTTTCCGACATTTCAGATGTTCTGTCAGTTTATGGATCAATGTACGGAAAATTATGAATGCCTCGTAATCTGCAATGGAATCCAGTCGAATCGCCTTGAAGATCAAGTTTTTTGGTATAAGGCACAAGAACATGGGCCATTTAAGCTTTGTGATGACTCGCTATGGGTAGACAACAAGCCTTTTACCAGCACAATATTAGCCGCAGAAGATTACAACCCAGAGCTAATTAAAAAGAGAGGAGGAGATCCCTGGGTAAAAATTAAGAAGTCATCTTAATTACTCGTCACGAATTGCTCCCTCCGACGGGTGAAGAGCCGTATTAAACTGCTGCTCCAAATCGGAGATATCCATAAGGCCCTTGTCAGCCTTCTCCTGCTCGAGAAGAAGCGCATTCTTACGCTTAGTCTCATCGTTAGCAAGACGCTGGTTCTTGATCTTCTCTGCCTTCTCCTCCTCAAAGAAGATGTCCTTGTTCACCTCATTCTCCTTGTACTTGCGCATCATCTCATTGAGCTCCTGAGTCGCATACTCTACATCGGGCATCATGTGCTCAGAAGGATCCCAGGGAAGCCAGCAGCCAACCTTTCCGAGATAGAGATTGTCACGAGGATACTTGCGCTGAAGAACCTTTGAAAAGTGCTGAGCCTCCTCTAGACTTCCAAAGACGCGACGAACCTTAACTCCGCGAACATTCGTTCGAAAATCTACCTTCTCCGTATACTCATTCTCGAGCTCCTTCTCGTGCTTCAGCATGAATACCTCCCACTTCTCATGAACGTCGGTCTTTCTAATCTCCTCGTTATGAACCTTGGTGAACTCCTGCATATCTTTAAAAAGATCATCTACCTTCACAGAATACTTCTTAGATAGAAAAGCCATAAAATTCTCAAGGCCCTTAATCTTCCAGTCATAATCAAGCCACTCAATAAATCTCTCATTGTAAAACTCGTTCTTCTGCTTGATAACACGCTCTGGAGAAATAAATGAGATAATTGCATATCGCTGAGTGGGGATCTCTGAATCCTCATCCAAATAATCTACAACAGCCCCATCTTCAACCTTTGGCAACTCTTCGCGGGGCATTTTCTTTAAAGACATTCACTCTGTTAAAGTTCCTTTCATAGAATAAATGGCAACCAAGTCAAAAATAATTGAAAAGCTGGTGAACGAATACCGGAAAAAGTTGGAAGACGAGCTTTTATCAGTAGAAGATTCAGTTGTCGGAGGAGATTTATTCACACCCCCTCCAGAACCTACGCCTGCTCCAGAAGTAGTATTTCCCGCACCAGAGCCTCTTCCAGAGCCTGTTCCGGAGGCACCCGCAGAGCCACTCACACTGGACGCTCCAGCTTCCACGCTAACACCTGTAGAAAAATCGGCAGATATGAAGTCTTTTCTTGGTAATTTGTTCAACCCAAGTGGGGCCAAACGAACACGTAAAAACAAAAAGAAGAGAGGCACTAGACGGAAGTATTAGGAACGCATTCTCCAATACCAAGAGTCTGTTGCATCATAATAGGGGCTTTACAACCAATACAGGGACATTTTTTATGATCAAATCCTAAAATATGACCTATTTCATGAGAAATCATATATTGTCGATAATCCTCTAAAGGCAATTTGCTCTCAGAAGATCCGTGAAACCATCTGTTAGCATTTAAAAATACAAACCTACCTCCAAGCTCGGCACATGATAAATTGTCTGGCAATCCACATTTTTTCTCTATTGTTTTCGGCATGACGAGGTATATTGACATCTTTTCACCAGAATTAACATGTTCAAAGTGATATCCATGCTTTGGCCATCCTTCGGGATCGTTTAGATATGCACTCACATAAAAAGCAAGTAGCGCGGGCTGTCTTATTTTATAATGTTTAATAACATCGTCATCAACTAAAAAAGTATATGGAAAGTATTTCATCATTATTCCTCAATGAATAATTTATCTAGTGTGCTTAATAAAATGCCCGAATCAAAAACGACATCCGCCCCGGGCATTGATATCTCGGACTTAATACAGCGAACGCTGAAATATGCGATGGAGGGACTGGCTGTAGCAGTCGCCGCATTCTTTCTTCCTAAGTGGATGGGTGGAAAGTCACTTCCCGTCTCACAGGTTGGGATGATTGCACTGGTTGCGCTTGCGACATTTGCAATTCTTGACGTGTATTCCCCGTCGATTGCAGGTGGAGCTCGCCAGGGCGCCGGCTTTGGTATTGGTGCTCACTTGGTTGGGTTTCCGTAAACTTTTGAACAATAATCTTTAAAATATTCACAACCTTTGCAAAGGGGAAATAACCCTTACTTAAAATCTTACCATTAAGATGCCCGTTTTTAGTTATTACAAACTCAAGACGAGCGTTTACCATGTGCCAATCACTTTTTACTAAAACTATATATCGCTTATCAATAGTTTTAAGTCCAAATAACAAACTTGGAAATGCCTTTTGACAGATATTTTTTAGATGATACTCCATGATATGTTTTATAATCATTTTAATGTTATTCGTTTTCATTTATATAGAGATGTTGAGATACAATGGAAGATGGTATAAAATTAATGTCAAGCCTTAAGAACCCGAG